ACATTTATAGGTTTAGCAACGTCAACATCTGTACGAAAACTTTTTGATTTGACCCATTCTTTAATATTTTTATTAAAATTTTCATCCATAAAAATAAAAGTACCTCTGGTTAAATCAACACCTTGCAAAAAGTATGTCTGTAGTTCTGTATGATCATCAAATGTTATTTCTTCAAATACTTCCTGGTCTGTCATATCAAACTTTTTAGTGTTATATTGATACTGTGCTATTCCGCTACACCAACGTTCTATTGGGTTACGCAGTATGATAAGATACTCTGATTTATCTAAAGGTATTTCACTGTGATACCAAACTCCGCCACAGCCTTGTAGAATACCTTTGATGTAACTGGTAGCACATTTAGGAATATTTACATAACAAATATCTTGTGTATCGTTACCCCAACATTCACCTAGTCTATGACCCAAGTGTGCCCACTTACCCGTCCATCCATCTTGCCAAGAAACCTGCTCGTTAGCCATTATTTTTGCTGTGCTGGAAGTATATAATTATAAGTTGTTAGTCCTGTGTTAACTGTGATCTGTGCCGCACCTTCATCTGATATACGCACAGTTTTATCACCTGTTAAACTTAAAATACTAATCACGGCTTGTACTGGCCATGACCATGCTTTTGATAATGTACCACCTACACCTACTTGGAATACAAAACTACCAGCATGACTTGAATGATCACCAAAGTAAAATTTAAGATCATCACCTTCTGTTTTAGCAACAAACGTAGTTTCTTGTGGGTTTGCTGATGCCATTGATTTCATCATGCTAATTTCACCTGCACCTGGAGTGAACTCTACATTCCAATTAACGTCACGCATCTTAACTGATTTAAGTTTGTCATTGACAATTTCTTGACTCATAAATCTATAGTCATTTTTAAAGTTGCCGTTGGCGTTTTCAAAATGAATACCAACTGGTACATTTGCACCGTTACGTTCCTGTGTGTTTAATTCAATTTTAGCATTTTCTTTGTACTCTGGTAAGTTTAAGATAACACTGAGTAACCCCAAGTTAGGCATACCAAATGTACCCTTAAACTCTGTTGATGCTTTATTCATTGTGGCTTTAACAATAACAGAACGATCTTCTGCTAAGGCTTCAATTGCAGTTTCTGAGTCTGTTCCGTTAATTTTGACCAGATCAATAATACCTAGTCCATAGGTATTTTTTACAATATCTAATAGATTATCACGCATTCATTTCTCCTATTTCATGGCTGTTAATATATAGTATAACTTGTTTATTTAGGTTTTGCAACATCATCTTTTGTTTTTTCTACCAGAATTTTACCCATGGCCTGGTGTGCTTTAGATGTTTGTAGTTTCCCTGGCTTACTGGCTTCTATCCAACTAACCATGGTCATCCAACTGCCTTGCTCTAATTTATTTGGTAAAGTATATGTTCTGTTGACAGTGAGTCCAATTTTTTCTAGTCTAGGTTTTAACATTCTCAACGGAACAAAACTTAGCATACCACCTTCACTGAGTACTGCTGACTTATAGTCATCACCGTTGTTGTAATTGAACATAATAGTACCACCTGGTGTCAGCAGTTTATAAAGTTCTTGTACATAGTCAATGATCTTATCCAATGGTACAAAGTTAAACATATTCCATACTGCAACAAAACTAAATTGATTTTTAGGTAATAGGTTAAACTCACTGTGATCTTTTACAATATATTTGGCTATTCTGCGTTGATATTGTTCATGAAAGCCTTCAATACTGGCATTGATAAAATCTTCTTTAAAGTCGCAGACATATAAAGGATCACCTACTACCAGATGATCAGTAAATTGATGTAAGATAGTTGGTTCGTTCATGGCTGAGCCAAGTGTTTTGTGTACTTCTTTAGGTAGTCTAGGACGCTCTCCGCTGTAACGACAGCCAAACTGTAGAGTAGCAAAACGCCAATCTGTGTATTGCTTTAATCTTACTTTGACTAAATCATCTATTTCAGGCTTAATATAATACTTCATATGATCGCCATCTAAAAAGAAATGTTCTAGTTGTTGTGCATGTGCTTTACCAAACTGCTCTTTGGCCAGTTGATCAATTTTCTTTTCTACTTTCTCAATTATTGGATCTACGTCTTTATTGATAGCGTCACTGAGTTTTTTAACTTCACTGTAACGATCGCTGATTTCTAACAGACCTTGATGTAGAATTGATTCAATTGCTAGATCAGAAGTTAATTCCGCAAATACATTTCTAACACGTTGAATTTCATTGTGTATAGATAAATTTGATTTTTTGTTTATTAGATCTTGCCTAAACTTAACAAGATCACTGATCTTCATATTCTTCATATTAATCAAATGTAAACAAGTCGTTAAAGGTTGTTGCTATCTGTGTGTTTTCACTAATCTTCCAGTTTAGCACACCCAATAAGTTTTCTACTTTCTGATCCACAATACCAGTTTCCATAGAAGCATCATCAAATGGCAGTTCTTTAAACCAGTTAGGTATGTGTGATTCATCAATTGGATAACCCACTGATGTATACCCCAATGGATTGTCTTTGAGTTTACACACAATAGTTTTCATACCATCTACAATAGCCATTGAGTAGTTGTCGCTCATCATGCGTCTTAGGTTATTCCAATTCATTGCGGCACGGACATGCCCTGGCATGTTGGCTTTGCCTAGGCGTTCTTCTTCTTTGGTATACTTGGTCAAGTTGTTGACACGTTTAGGAGTACCTTTTTCCCAAGCAGGACGTTCTGTAAATAACAGTTTGAAGTCACGGACTTTTTCAATAATTGCTTCACGCTGTGTACCTGTCAGTACTGCTAATAGCACTTCACTCAAGAAGTCTTGAATTACTTTAGGAGTATCTGAACGCTTGAGATCTAACCCCATGGCTTTCACCTTACCTGGCTTGCTGTGTGTATCTAGTCTGTTGCCTTCTTGATCATAGATTAACACAGCATAACGTTTCTTCTTGATGAACAATCCTTTGAGTGCCACAAGTTCTCTACCACCCTTGATTAGTTCACCCTGTTTGCGTGTGACATGGAATGCCTTTTCCATAAAACTTGGAAATGATTCATTAACTTGTTCTGCGATTGAATCATATAACTGTACAGCAATATCCTTGTTCCATTCCATCTTACCTGCTTCAACATCTTCTTTAACAGCAGGCCAAGCAGTGAAGTAACATGAATCAGTATCACCATACACTATGGCTTCACCAACATGATCATACTTGCCTGTAATACATTCATTGATATAAGCATCCATGTGACGAGCAATAGTTCTACCTGTTAAAGTAGTTGACTGTCCAATGCGATGATCAAAGAATCTACAACCTGGATTCAACAAAGCACCGTATAAGGAGTTCAAGTTAATCTTTTTAACTAACTGTCGCTTGTCCCAGAACGCAGTTTCTACTGAATTTTCTGCTTTAATTGCGTCTCTAAGTTTGGCCTGTAGTTCTTTACGTTCAGCATTCCAACGCTCTAATAGTCCTGGAATAACACCTCTACGTTCATTTGAAAAAATAGTACCATTGGCTGACAAGATCCAAGGCTTGTTTGAATCAAATATTAGTCGCCATACATCTGCGGCACTGACAATGTCACTAGTACCGTTAGCCCAGTCTACTGTAATCTCAGTACCAGCATCACCTCGCATTACCGCTTCGTATTCTAAACTACCAAACAAGCCCTCCCAAGCATCAGCAAATGATTTGCCTTCTTGTTGTTTTGTGTTGATGTGATGGTCAGTCATTGTAGGTCTAAGTTGCCCAACAATAGTTTCTGGACCCATATTCAATGCTCTAATAGCACTAGGATAAAGTGAGTTAATATCAACGGAGCCTATGTAGTCGTGCATACCACGTTTAGGATGTGCCACATAAGCACCTGCCGCCTGCGTAGTTATGCTGTCATCATCTCTGCTATGCCTATTAGGAACAATCATTCCTAGTTGATGTGCTTCGTTGATAATAGCCTGTTCAGTAACAGCCACAGCACCCATTGTAGTCTGTAGCAACACAGTATTGTCATGTGCCAGTTCGTTAGCGAGATCTAAGAATCTAAGTTTCTTGTCTAATTTTGCTAGAAGTACGGTATCCTGTCTGTTATACTCAATGAACTTTTCAAAGTCTTTGTTATAGAGTTGATCCAGGGTACCTTCATAGGCAGTTTTGTTTTCACCTAGTTCATACTCACCAATGGCATCTAAACTATATGAATGACGTTCTTCATAGGTATACTTACGATATAACTGCATGTAATCTAGGTGTACACGTCCAATCAAGTCAAAGGTTAAGTTACTGGCACCAAAGCGTTCAAACTCACGCTTCTTGGGAAACTGATTCCACAAACAGAACTTACGTGTATCATCTTTTGACAACACACGATTGGTACGCATTACCATGTAGGGAATATCAAAGCCCTCTGAGTTCCAACCACTTAAGATATCAGCATCTTCTATCAGATCCAAAAACGTTTTAATTAGTTCTTCTTCTCTGTCAAACAGAAAACAGTTTTCATGCTTTTTAGCAATTTCTTCTGCGGTTTCCCAGGACATTGACTTGGGTGGCATAACCAAGGTAATCAGTTTGTCCATCCAATCAAAGTATAAGGATATAGCAGTTACTGGATTAAACGGATCTTCTGGTTTACTAAATCCACGCTCTGGATCAAAGTCTACCTCAATGTCAAAAAAGCATGTGTGTAGATTAGGTGATGGTTTGCCAAGATAGTTATTTTCAAGACAGCGGAACACAGGATTGATGTCACTTTCCCATAAGCGTTTGCCTGAGTTTATTTTAACTTCTCTGTGGAACTCTTTTGAATTTTTAGTTGAGAATCTAGATACAGGTGTATCATAGATAGTCCTGTGTTTGCCTCGAGGATCATCATAGTACAGAACATACTCTGCTGGATACTCACGATACTCTCGTTCACCATCAACACGTTCTACAATGTATATGCGATCCTTGTTGCGATCAAATAGTGCGTCTACGTAACTCATTTAGTCCTTTCACCAATTGTGGCTGGTTTACCATTCTACATGCTCTTAAGTGAGCGAAACTTACTACTTGTATTATAACATCAATATGCGGTAATATCCTATACTGTCAACAACCATAAGTGTCAATGTTGTCATTAACAAACCAAAACTGCCTCTACTGATACTGCTATAAACATTAATTGATAATGCTACAAAAATAATTGGATAAACTATTGACCAATCTGTTATAGGAACAGTTAAACTAACTGTTAAGGCTATAACAATATTCAACAACCAAACTATAACTTCTGCTGTTAGTCTTGTAGGATTACTGCGATAATCATTACGAACAAATTCAACAGTTTTATGCCAATCTAATTTCAATTATAGTGTACGACCAACTGTTTCTAAGACGGTTGTTAATGTTTCATGATCAGTATTAGTATCTGTAAATGATGATTTTTGAGCAATTCTAATTGCTTTTTTAAGTACAGCAGGTTTAATCTGTAGTTCTTCTGCTACTGCTTTAACTGTGTCACTCAGACCAGCATTTAAGTCTTCAACTTCTGATAATACTTGAATACCTTCGTTGATTAACTGCGTTAGTTTTGCCTTTTGTTCAGGATTGAATACCACTGACATATGATGTCTCCTTGATTATAAAATATATTATAGTATACTATAATTACTTATTGTTGTCTACAGTTACGTAAAATTTTGGTAACCGTTTTGAATTCTACTGCTAAATCGTCATATAGCATATCAGGAGGAGTTTTTACAAATGCTCTAGTTACATAAGCACTTTGTCCCATATCTTGATAATAAGTTGTACTAGGCCAACGACGCTTACCCCATTCCATAGAGTGTATTAGTAAGCACTCATCGCCCACTTCTTTTAAAATTTTTTCTCTTTGAACTAAAGGTTTTGATATAGATTCTAATAATTTAATACAAACAGGTTGTGTATTAATTTGAGGTTTATCCATATAGTGAGCGAATAATTGAACAAGATATGCTTCTATGTCTTCATTGACAGTTACAGATAACATGTTTTCTGCACGTTTAATAATATCATAACTGTGCTTTACATATTGTTCGTATTTGGTCATATCGTATCCACTATGTTTAATTCAATTAGTTTTTCTAGTATTGGATCTTCTTTGGGTAAAGGATAAGTTTTAACTTCTTCTTTGGTTTCAAAATAAGAACACCCCATTAACCAGAATATTATACATACTAATACTATTATAATCCATGCCTTGTCTGTGTAGTCTTTCATGATTCCATCCACCATATTATGAGTCCATAGCCAACTAATGCTGACACGAACAATATTACGCCATACCACTCCCAACGATCTGGTTTGGCATCTAGCCAACGATAGAATCTACTTTCGTATAGCCACTTCACTTCTTGCCGCCCTTCATGTTAGCACACCAGTGATACATCTTGCCTTTCTCACCGCTATACTTTTTTGCTTTTGCTCTTAAGTCAGAGACTGAACCTTTACAACTAGCCCCAGCCTTCTTCACACGTCCTGGACGGCTTTTACCTTTTACCTTACCGTCAGCAAAGTTTTCCTGCAGGATATCTTGGATTTTCATTACTTGCGGGCTCCAATCATGCCGGTCTTAAAACTAGGAGCACTTAGATAGCCCGTCCTCTTGCCTCTCTGTGCCTGTACTTTTGTTCCAACTTTGCTGGTAATCATCAGTTCAGTCCAAGCTATCTGATTTCGCACAAATACCCTGACCAATTCATCAAATTCTTTTGTGCTGGCTTTGTCCTTGGCTCCCGGACCAACAGCACTGACAAATGCGTCTGGTGGAACGGTCAAGCCTAGATAGCTAGCGAAGTGGAATAGCTGACCAAACGTATTTTGCCAACCATCATCACCACCTGATACCAAGCAACCAAACACCTTACCGTATAATGGTTGCACGTTGTTCTTAATGCCCCAATCATCAAAATAGCCCATGCGTTCCATAACTGCCTGTATGTAACTGCTGTAAGTGCCCCACCATATTGGCGTGGCGAATATCACAGCATCATAGTCTAATATTTCTCGTAATAGTGCTGTCATATCATCAGCAGTACCATCTCGTTTGGTTATATCAATACCAGGTTCGTATACTAAATCTCTGAGTATGATCTCTTTAGTTTCTATTTTATATTGATCAAATTCTCTCCTGACCCTATCTACTACTTTCTGAGTATTAGATTCTTTTGGAGGAGTTAAACTACCGTTGAGTATTAGAAATTTCATTTGTTCTTCCTATCTGTCTTAATTTTTTTCAGCATCTTTCTTAGTATCATATGTGCCAAGTTTTTTACTACCATCTTTAGAATATATTACCCATTTACTGCCTTCATGTCGTATAGTCTCTAATATGATAGGAGGTACACCCATGAACTTTGGATTGGCTTTATTGAATAAACGCATGATAACACCTGCTTCTGCGTTGGCTTCATTTTCTGCGTCACTGCCAGTCTTCCAACTGTCGTTAACCAGTTTACCATCTAGTTTCTGTTTGTAGTGTACTAGTTCATGTGCTAGTGTTCTTAGAACATCAACAGGATGTCTATTTGAAATAGTTAAGTGAATATCATCAGTACCTGAATCATAGCCACCAAAACTGGCTTGATGTGTACCTGACTGTTCTTTGTTTAAGTGTATTTTAGGAATACTAGGTAAGTTTAAGTGTTTGACAGCAAGTGGAAGTAGTTCGCGGAATCCGTCCATCAAGGTTAATTCACTTTCGTTCTGTTTTTTGCGTCCATCACAGTGAGCCCGTTGACTAAAGCCTTTAGGATTGTTACAGTTTATAGAACGTTTGTATTTTGTCGTCCACTTTTCAAATAGGTCTAATACTAGCATACTAGTATTTATTTACGACCAATTTTAGTGAAACGATTGTATTCAGTGCCCTCAGCACAGGTTAAAGGCATTTCTGCTAGGCAGTAGGTTTCTTCCAATGGAAAAGCACTATCAAATGACTCTATTGTTTGATATAGATTTTCTTGGTTATCCCATTGTTGATCTCTACCCTGTAGAGCAACTATGGTACCAGGTGCTATGTTATTAAACCAAGTCTGTCCTGGGATATCGTTGGTACTGGTATTGACTACTAGAATCCTAGGACCACCGTCAAGTTTAACTTGATTACAGTCTGCTGTAACAGCATGTATCTTTTCATTTAGGCGATTACTGTTAACATATTCAGTGTTTTTAGGGTCAATATCAATCAAAACAATGGATTTTGCGTCAATATTCGTGTCTAAAATATACTGTGCTATACTACCGTACCAACTGCCTAGAGCGTAGACTTTTTTAAATTCGTCTAAGCCTAAACGTTTTAGACAACGGCATAGGTACAGTTTGCCAAGGTTGAGATCTTTAGATTGACTGCCTGCCGGAGTGTCGGGGCTGTCTTCGTTAATATCATCTTTAATAGGATAGTATGCTGGTATGTGTGTTAGTCCTAGTTCCTTTGCTTTGACAGCACGATGATTACCATCAATAATAACACCATCATGGTCAATAACAATAGGTTTACTTTCTATGTCTTGCTTGTAGATATCATCAACATGATCCTGGTTAATATCTATAATTCTATTGTATGGATCATCTACAACGTCATCATTGGGTACTTTAACCATGCTAAGAGGAATACGATCTAAATCCCAATACTCATGATTCATAACGGTATAATCAAGGTCCGGGTGCCATTCTTTATGTCTTTTCTTGACATATTTAAGAACTTCTGAGTTTAGATATGTTTCTTGTATTATTTCTCTTGCTTTCATAAATTATCCTAGCCCCACTTTGGTGTTCCTACCTAGGCAGGGGACTCCTAACATAACGGTCCAAGGTTATGTTCTTATGGATTATCACGTGGTTTAACTAGTTCCACGGTGATCTCATCCTTGTCACGATTGTATTTAACATCAACGTTCTTGTAGACCCAAACCTCAAGTCCAGCAGTCTCATTACGATCCTGTGCTATCTCAATGGCATATGAATAGATATCATCTAGATCATTTAGATATTTGTAGTCGTCCTCATCTTCATAATTTTGTGCTATTTCTCTGATCTCATCTGCTGTCCTATCGCGTATCTCTAACATGCGATATAGCCAACTACCCGCTTCTTCATTGTATTCATCATATGGCGGTGCGTCATCCTTGATGTCACCTTCCTCATCTACGAATCCCTCGTCTTTGAGATATTGATAATAGTAGTCGTCACTGATCTCCCAGTCTGTCATAACTTCAAAGGCCTTGTCATTTACCAGTTCAGCGATGCTTCGCCAGGCTGATTCTAGTTCCTGATCATTGGGATAGAAAGTAATACGACTCTTAAGTTCAGGATCAACTTTGAATAAAAATTCTTTAAATTCTTCACTGGGGAAACGATTAAGCAACACTTGTGGATATACTGGATCGTCCTTTTCGTTCATGTATTGATCTGACATAGGATGGAACTGATATTTTTCACCATCGTATTTGGGATTCTTGGGCAGTATGATATACATGGGACCATCAGTGTTGTAGCGATCAAACATATTATGATCCCTGGCCGCAGTGCACCAACGAGTGCCCTGACCATAGTAGCATGCGGCCTGCTCGTTGTCTGGACGTATGATACGCACTTCCCCATTGTTGAACACTTCCTTGGCTTCGCCCTTGTCCTTTACTTCTGGATCTTCCTCTGGATCTGGATAAGTGTCAACAGCATCGTAGAATGATTTTAGATCCTTGAATCTATTAAAGTCTGTGTGTTCTGGGTTTAGTTTTTTCTTGAGTGCTAGTTTAGTGAACTTGGTCAAGTAGTCACGCATGGTGCTACCAACGTCTTCCCAACGGATCAATCCATTGGCATACATACGTGCCAGGGCCTGTGTGTATTTCTTTTGCTTGGTAGGATCGCCCACTTCAATTTGATTTTGTAGAATCATTTCAGCGGCCTTCAATGGATCTTCCATTGAGTTGATGTTGTTTCTAACAGCACCAGGTGTGGTTGGATCTCTAAGGGCTTGGTTTACCAACTTGGAAGTAAACGCCTGTGCCGTCTTAGTCCTATCATACTCTACGATAAAATGTCTTGCTCTCATTATGCTCTCTCAGGCTCCCCACCACTATAACCAGTGTGTGGCATTGGATAACCATACTTGTCTAATGTTTGTTGATATTTTTCTTCAAACTCTTCGTCTGATCTTAGGCTGTGTGTTGAGTCATAGTGATATTGATTTAGGTTTTTTAAGTCGTCTACTAGTTGATCAACTTCTGAAATTTCTCTCACCCAACTACCTGCGTCTTCATAGTCGTCATTGCCAATCACAAACACGCCACCGTCACTGTAGTCATCTGAACTAGTGTAGTCCATGGCAACCACAGCCACACATTCATTTGATTTCTTATCTATCACAGCATAGGCCAATCCACTTTCCTGACCAAGGTTTGCCCAATCCTGACTCTTCATGACACTCAGTTCAATCAAACTATCTATAGTCCAGTCATTGATAAAGTTGCCACCTGGTGCGTTTAGGTTTAGAGTATAGAAATCACTGTTTAATGATCTGCCAGCAAACTTCAAGTTCTTTTGTGAACTTTCTTTCCACACTTTGTAGTCATCGTCATTCATTAATGCTGGAACGTGTTTATATTTTGCCCATTTAGTAATAACTGAAACATTACGTATCGTTGGATATTCTTGAACAAATTTATATAAGTCAATTGGTCTATCCTCTTCATCCATGAACTGTTTAGTGTGTAGATGTAGTTGATACTTCTCACCTGTGTGTTTAGGATTCTTAGGTATGACGATATACATATCACCACTCTTGTGATACTGCTTGAACATATTATTATTCTTTGCGGCTGTACACCAACGAGTTCCCTGTCCATAGTAGCAGGCTGATGCTTCATCTTTAGGAACTATGACACGTATTGATGAGTCTGCGTATATCTCTGCTGACTGTCCTTTGTCTACTTCTTGGTTAGCGTCCTCTACATCCTCATAGTCAGCCATTGCCTGTAATAAGTCAACTGGCCGTTTCATTTGATTGATGTCTGCGTGTTGGGGTTTAATTTTCTTTCTTAGTTTAAGTGTAGTG